AATAAAAGGCTTGACAAAGGCAAGAGACTACTTTGGTAAAGAGATAGAAGACTGTGGCGGTAATGTGGTCCTTGGATTTTTAAAAGGTATCAAGGATGCATTGGTGGGCATAGCTACATGGGTTTACACAAACATGATAAAGCCATTCATTGATGGGGTAAAAAACGGATTCGGAATTCACAGTCCGTCAAAAGTAATGGAAGAAATAGGAACATACCTCTGGGAAGGATTTTGTAAAGGAATAAAGAGTACTTTTGCAGCACCGATTAACTTTATAAAGCAGAATATAACGGATCCGTTTATGAACGGTGTAAAAGGATTGTTAGGCATTCACAGCCCTTCAACAGTAATGCAAGAGGTTGGCGGATATACAGTAGAGGGATTCAATCAAGGCGTATCACAAAAACAATCATCCACTCAATCTGTTATTCAGTCATGGGCTAAGGGTATCGGAGATTGGTTTGCATCTAAGCTGGGTATAAGTAGCGGTAATTCGACAGAGGCTCAAAGATGGGCAACAGGAACAGTCACAGGATTCAATCAGGGAGTGACTATTAACTACAAGTCAACTCAAAGTGCTATAGAAGCTTGGGGTAACAGTATAAGACTTTGGTTTGTAAGTTCCGGAACATCTAAGGGTATTAATAAGGAATCTTGGGAAAAATTTGCGCTTGATATTATTACAGGTTTTAAAAATAAAATAACAAGCTCTTTTAGAGATACTCAATCACCTGTTGAACTTTGGGCTGACAGCATTAGAAAGTGGTTTGTAAGCTCCGGCACAGGAAAAGGAGTGAATAAGGAATCCTGGGAAAAATTTGCACTTGATATCATTACAAGCTTTAAAAATAAAATAACCGGTTCTTTTAAGGACACTCAAAAACCTATTGAGGTATGGTCGGAAAGTATCCGTAAATGGTTTATTAGTGCAGGAAATTCTAAAGGCATTAATAAAGAATCATGGGAGAAGTTCGCCTTGGACATTATCACGGCATTTAAGACAAAGATACAGCAGTCATATAAAGACGTACAGCTATCTATTGAGCAGTGGGCTGATAATATAAGAAAGTGGTTTATAAGTACAGGTGAGAATAAGGGAGTAAATAAGGAGTCATGGACTAAATTTGCACTTGATATTATTACAGCTTTTAAAGCAAAGATTGAACAAGGCCATAATGCTTCACAATCTTCTATGCAGTCATGGTCAAAGCATGTAACAGAATGGTTTTGGGGTGACAGTAATGTAAATGGTAACGGGGGATTGTATCAGTCATTTTATAATATGGCAAGGCGTGTGAATGAGGGCTTTGAAAAGGGCATATCAGATTTTGCACATTTAGCAAAGGATGCTATTCGCAGATGGGCTAGAGAGACATTAGAAGAGGCGGAAGACGAACTGGATATTCATTCTCCGTCAAGGGAATTTCATTCTATAGCTGAATATGTGGTAAAAGGATTCAATGAAGGTATCGCCGATATGGCAAAAACATCAGTAAGTGAAGCCAGAAAATGGCTTAGCAACGTTACAGACGTTTTTGACGGAGTGGATATCGGGGTGCCTATAGGATTAAACATCCCTAATGCATCTTCTTACATACCGAATGTTGCTATGGGTAAAATAACACCAACGGGAGCAGGATATGTGGACACTTTAAAGGCAAGCTATGAAAACAAGGATGATGTTTTAGGATTATTGGCGGATAAAATACAAGCTAATGCAGGTGGCAGTACCGAATCTATGCAGATTGTACTAAAGTTTGACAGTAGTCTTGGAGCACTTGTAAGGCTTTTGAAGCCGGAACTTGACAAAGAAGCAAAGAGAAAGGGAGTAAGTCTTGTGCTGGTAGGAGGTAACTGATGACTAATAATATTTTTAGAATGGATGGTAGAGAATACAATGTAAATGTACTTGAGCTTAAAAGAAAGTTCGCCGTAACAGACACGGAAAACTCAGGTCGTACTACCGATTATGCTATGCACAGAGATATTATCGGTACATTTTACAACTACACAATGAAGGTCGCTCCTAAGGGTTTGGATATGGCATCATACAATCAGTTTTATGATGCTATATCTAATCCGTCATTTGCCAGTCATGATATAACAGTACCATATGGAAATGAAACTATGACCTTTAAAGCGTATATAACTCAAGGCGAAGATGACCTCGTAATAAGGAATAATAAAAACTACTGGGGCTTAGGTGATGGGCTGTCAATAAACTTTATAGCTATGGAACCGCAAAGGAGACGATAATGAGATGGGATATACAGACAGAGACGAACAACCAACAGGAATACTCCACTCTTGATACTTTGTTCGGTACTGAAAATTCCATGCAAGGTTTCGCATATTGCTTGCCTAGATACTCTAAATTGAACGGAGATTATGTAAACGCACCTGACAGTATACCTCATGGTTTAGGGGGATATATTAGTGGCAGTTTATCAGATAGTAATTGCAACTTTGTCTATGTACCAACTATCACAGTTAAATATGACAGGTTAAAGACAAGCAACGGTATACAGCTTAAATTTAATCTTTTATCGGGCGATTATGCAAAAAAAGTAAAAATAAGTTGGCTTAAGGATAGTACACTTGTAAAGTCGGCAGAATATACGCCAACATCATTTGAATATTTTTGTGCCGCTAAAGTAAAGCTTTTTGACACTGTAAAGATTGAGTTTCTACAGACAAGTAAGCCATATAGATATATATGGCTGGCAGCTATCAGAAATCAGAGAATGTCAAATGCCGGGGGATTAAAGATAGTCTATGATGATATAGCGCTGGGAGCCAAAGAGGACAGTTCTATAAGTTCAACAGATAAAAAGGAGTTTGTTGTACTTGAAAATCTGAAAGAGGTAGTTGAGTATCCAAATTATGCTATGTGTTTGCCTAGATACTCTAAGCTTGACGGAACTTATGTAAATACTCCAGGTACTCTTGAACATATGGGATACATAAGCAGAAGTGTATCTGACAGCTCCAGAAGATTTGTAAATCCGCCTACTTTGGAATTTAGATTTACGAAAAACTTCTCAAGTGTAGGCATAAGCCTTGAGTTTAACAATTATAGTGAGGATTATTGTAGTAAGGTAAATATAAAATGGTATTCGAATAACACTTTGTTAAAAGAGCAAGATTATAATCCGGATAGTTATAAGTATTTTTGTTATGGTGTTGTAGATTTCTATAACAGGGTTGTCATAACCTTCCTTGAAACAAGTAAGCCTTTTAGAAATGCATTTCTTACTGTGATTACTTGGGGTCTTATAAGGATTTTTAGAGATGATGAGATTGAAAGCATAGATTGTTTGGTAGAGATTGACGGAACATCAAAAGAAATATCTGTAAATACCATGGAGTATTCTGTAAGGGATAAAATGGGATACGACTTTGAGTTTCAAAAAAAACAAAAGCAGACTTTGTATTTTGATGAAGCGATACTTGGAATATTTTACTTAAAAGACGGCAAGCAGTTAAGCAGTACAATCTATTCAATGGAAACGCATGATGCTATAGGAGTACTTGATGGTACTGAATTTATGGGCGGAGTGTATAATCAGATTAGGGCGAAAGAGCTTTTAGACTTAATAATGCAGGATGAAGGAATACCTTATTTTATAGATACCGCACTTGAAAACAAGCCTATAAGTGGATACTTACCGATTTGTTCAAAAAGGACTGCATTACAGCAGTTGGCTTTTGCCATAGGTGCCATAGTGGATACAAGCTATGACAGAAATTTATATCTGTATCCTATGCGGACTACCGACATAACGCAGATAAGACAGGAGGAACTGTTTACTAAGTTATCTTTCTCTCACAGTGATGTAATCACAGGAGTAAAGCTTACAGCACATGAATATGTAAAGGGCAATGAGGTTATAGAACTGTATAAAGGTTACTTGACAGGTGCTACAAAAGTAGAATTTAGTGAGCCTATGCACTCTTTGAATATAATGGGTGAGAGCATAATAAAGCAAGGTGATAACTATGCATATATTTCGGGTACGGGAAATCAGGTAATCTTATCAGGCAAGAAGTATATACACAATACATTTAGCATAAGTAAGGATAACGAGAGAATAACGCACAATAAAAATATTGCTGAAATTAAAGAGGCTACACTTGTGACTAAGGAAAATATGCAAGAAGTTCTTAACAGGTGCTATGACGACTGCATGAAGAACGAAAGTATATCTTGCAGACTTGTAGCCAATAATCATGAGCTGGGGGATCCGGTAGAACTTGATACCTTTAAGGGTAAGAGACAAGGAATAATTACTAAGCTTGATTTTAAATTTAGCAGGAATGAGATTACAGCAGAGGCGGTGATAGAATGAGTAATGTATTGGATACTTTAATTTTTGACAGAACAGTAGACGACTTGATAAACGATACTGACAAAGCCTATATAGCTTATACAGACTTGAACAGAGTAGAGGAGACATGTAAGCATCTTGCCAATTTATTCGGTGTAAGTATAAATACAAAAGTATGGGCTATGGAAGACTTCAGAACAGAGTCGGAAATGGCCAGAATGCTTGATAATATCAATAAGTTGAGAGCGGCGTATTATACTAAAATATCAACACCGCAAACACCGGCACGAATTACTTATGATAGTATCTATCAAGCCAACGATATAGAGAGAATACTCAAAGACTTAGGAGATATGTATGAGAGTGCTTTAAGTGGACAGCAGAGGCTGTCTTTTTCTTTGGGCAGAAAGAGCATAGGAAACAGGAGGTAAGATGGCACTAAAAACAAATTATAAAGATGATGTTTTTGAGGGCAATAGAAAATACACATTGACACAGGGCGGAGACGGTAAATACGAAATTATAGACAGTACCAATTATACTGTGCAGGGTGATACATTCGGTGCAAATGATATCAATGTTACAAACTCTACTGTAAATTCTCTGGTTAATTCAAAACTATATACAGTGAGAGGCGAAAACTGGTCAAATACTGCTCCGTATACACAAAGAGTGGAAGCTTCAGGGATGAAGGCAACAGATATTCCAATAATTTCGGTGATAATTGCAGAGTGGCAAAGGGATCCTGTAGATATAAAGAACTCAAAGAAAGCTTTTAGCTATGTGGATTTAATTGAAACATTTGATGGATACATGGTTCTTACTGCTTTTAATAAAAAACCTGAATGGGGATTTAACATCTTAGTAAAGGGGGTATAGAACATGGCAAAAGCACTTCTTGTAGGCAGTGGTTCGAGTGGCATTGACAGTAGTGACGTAACAGCTAAAAGAGAGAATGTATTACAGGGATACAGGACCGTAACCGCTGACAGTAATGACGAAGTAGTAGAAGGCACTATCACATCAATTAACACCGGAGCAAATAATAACAGATTAAATAAGTCTGCATCCTATGGCATTGATAATTGGACTGATACAAATAATCCTATATTCTATATAGATTTAGCACATGGAAATGCATATTATAACCGCTATGACGGACGTCCACATGTATGCATAGATGCAGACAAATTAGGCAATGCCACAGCAGATAAAGTACTTGCAGGAAATACTTGTACAAGTAAAAACGGTGTGTCTATGTCAGGCACTATGGCTAATCGTGGCAACGGTATGGATACAGTAGAATTTGTAAATGCACATTGGGAAAACAAATTTGTGGCCAGAATGGAGCAAGGCTACTATAGCCAAAATGGACAATGGAAGCCCTATGTTTCTATACCGTATGCAGTCTTAGCAAATGTTGCAGGAGTAGACACGGCTAAAATGCTTAAATCTCTTACCATAGCCGGTAGGCAAGGACAGATAGAAGAGAGAGGCTCTTACATGGACGCTGTTGGAGTATGGTATCATGGAGCAAGTGGTAATCTTGTGGGACAAATACCACCTGGGTACTACGGTGCTGACAATGGAAACAATAGAACAAATGTAAATATAAAGAAGCAGGATATAGTAAATGTCTTAGGTCTGAATCCTGACTTATGGCTTAATACTTTTCAGACTATGGGTATACAAGGAAAGATACCAAGATGGGTAAGTAATTCTCATGTTATTTCAGCTGTAAATAACGAAGGTTTTGTTTGGGATGATGACACGGGGGCAAATCGTGGCAGAGGCATAGTAAGTAAAATAGCAAAAGGGCAGTACATAGAGAATGCTGATTGGGTGTTCTTATCAAGTCCTAATTTGTATCCACAAAACGTCGTTAAAGGTATCAATATCAACGGTGTTACAGGCACGAGAGACTTTGCTGACAAGGTTAATGACTATACAGTTGCGGCGAATCTGGAAATAAGTATGTCTAATCGTGAACAGGTAATACAGTTAGGCAACGCATATTCAGGAAGTGAAACAGTTTTCTTTGGGGTAGACCTTGTAGGAGAGGATGTCTATGACGGTTTTGTGAGGAGAGATAAGGGGAACGGTCATTACTTGATTGGGAGAATCCCGGTATCCAAAAGTGATAGCAATCTTATAGGGACGTATATAAGAAACGTACCCGTACAGATTGAAATCATAAGAGATGGAGCAGGCAATATAAGTTTAGTTCATCACGGACCGAATCAGTTGCTTGGTGTGACAAAACTCAATGTTTACATTTATGCTCACAGCTCAATATCATTTAGGCTTTAAGAAAGAGGTAAAAACATGAAATATACAGTTTTTTACAAGCCTGACGGAACTGTAATATCTACAGCATCCGAACAGGCAAACATAGAAACTATCAAAATAGGAATATTTGAAGTACCTGACGGCAATGTAATTGATAGTATAGACACAAGCAAAAAAGAACATACTGCGGTGTCACATGCAACACCTATGGCAAATGCGGCAGAACTGGCAGCTGTAAAAAAGCAGACCGAAATTATTTCATCAAGTCTTGCAGAACTGACAGATGTAGTTATGAATGGCGGTAGTAAAGCATGAGAATGTTTTTCTATATATTAACAATTTTATTTTCAAGAAAGGAAAGAAAGTATATGTTTGAGAATTTAAGTATTTTGTATGCACAACTAATCATCAGAGGTAAGAGGACTTTTAAGAGTGTACCTACTAAGCTAAAGCCTTATGTAAAGCAGGCACTAATTGATTTGGATGCCGGAGAGTTGGCAGTGGATGATGAAGCTCCTGCAACACCTTCGAATGCAAGCTAACTTTATACGGCAAATATAAAAATATGTGTAAACTCTGTTGACAAATATAATTATATGTGTTATTATATAGTCATAAGGAGGTAAGAAATGAAAAGTTACTCATCAAGGGAAGTCATAAAGATGTTAAAAGAAGATGGCTGGTATGAATTACCTAAAAACGGAACCAGTCACTTACAGTTCAAACACCCGACTAAAAAAGGGAGAACAACGGTTAAGCATCCGGACAAGGATATACCACCTAAAACACTTAGAAGCATTGAAAGACAGTCAGGGTTAAAGTTTCAATAGCCCTGACGGGGGCTTCCCTCTTGATGATTTACATATTTTTATATAAGGAGAGCTATATGAAGAAAGTTGATAGATATTATTATCCTGCTATATTTACATATGAGGATGGTAAAGAGATAGCGGTAACATTTCCCGACTTAGATTGTGCTACAAGTGGTGAGGACGAGAAAGACGCACTTTTATCCGCCAGAGATTTACTGGGATGTGTACTTAACGGCCTTGAAGAGGACGGAGAACCTATACCACCTGCAAGCAGGCTGTGTGATATGAAATTAGAGGATAATGAAAGAGCTGTGCTGGTGGACGTTTACATGCCAAGCATTAGAAATGCCAATGTGAATAAATCTGTAAACAGAACAGTAACATTACCGGCTTGGCTAAACGCAGCGGCACTTGAAAGAAATATAAACTTTTCGCAAGTGTTACAGGAAGCACTAAAACAGCAGATTTTATAATTATTTTAAAGCACCAAAAAGGGTGCTTTTTTATTGCAAGGAAAGGAGCAATAATGCATTTTGATATTTTTAGACCGGTTTTTGCTGTAATGAGGGGGAACACCCTTTTTCAGCTTGTAGTGATTATGATTGTTATGGATGTACTTTTCGGCAGTCTAAGAGCCGCTAAGGATAGGGCTTTTAACTCCAGTGTAGGTATTGACGGTGGTATCCGTAAGGTGGGAATGCTTTTATCTTTGGTATGCCTGGTATTTGTAGATATTTTATGCCCGGTAAATCTTATAGGTTTTATACCTGAGGCTTTTAGGGGATATATACACTTGCAGGATATTACAGTGATGGAGTTTTTTGCATTACTTTATATAGTGTATGAGGTGCTTTCAGTACTAAAGAATATGACACTGTCAGGCTTACCTGTACGCAGGGTATGGATTACAGTAAAAGCATTCTTAAAGAAGAACACAGGCGAATTTATAGAGGTTGAGGAAAAGGAATAAGCGCAGAAGATTTAAGAAAAGGTAATAAGCTTTTCGTTCCGGATAAAGTTTTAAGATTTCTTATGAATTAACAATTTTGTTGATAATCTTCTTTATTTTTGTTAATATTCTTATACAAGGAGGTTAGCAAAAATGGAAGCTTGTAAGCGTAGTAATCTTTTTAACTCATTTATAAAAGGTTGGCAGGATATAAAGATGCCAACCTTTTATAGAAATGATGATATTAAACCTGTTATTAGTGATGAAGTAAGTGTAAAACTAAAACTTAGGAAAGACTATAAAAAGTCACTTGTTGAAATAAGAAAGGTTGCTAATGAGTTCACAAACTAATAACAACTATGAAATTGACAGTATAGTTGATAAGGTTGAAAGTTTACCGGAAGAAGAAAGAAGTTTGATTTATCAAAAACTTGAAATATATCAAGGCGATTTACCACATCCTAAAATACTGGAAGGGTACAATGCGCTATATCCGGATGCGGCCAAACGAATAATTGAAAACGGTATAGCTGAAACAGAGCATCGTAGAGAAATGGAAAAAAGATATCTCAATGCAAATATAAAAGCTCATAATTTAGGTCAGATTTTAGGGTTTGTGATTGCTATTTTGATAATAGTTGGCGGTATATATCTGATTCTTAAAGATCATCAAGTGTCAGGAAGCATATTATCAGGGGTGTCTGCATTAGGCGTGATAGGTATGTTTACCGGAAATAACTCAGGTAATAAAAAAGATTCTAAAAGTGATAATGAAAAATAATATAAGTGGAGAGCCTATTCAGGCTCTCTTTTTAGTTGCGTTGAGAAGAGCACAGAAAAGTTGATGTAAAGAAAGGAAAGAATATGATTAAAATAGGACAGGCAAGCAGAGATGAAAGAGGCAGATACAGTGGTGGTCTTGCAGGCGATCAGGATGGTAGAGAGGTCGCAATCCGTGAGTGGTATAACAGGCCTTGGGACAAGGTTTTAAGGTGCAAAGATGTCGCAAAGGCAGAGAAGATAGCAGTAGCTATGGAAAAGGCTTGTAAGAATAATTGTATAGGTTATGACCAGTCACAAAGAACCACTCTATATAGTCTGGCAAAGTCTAATGGCTGGAAGATAGAGGATATAAAAACACCGTGCGAAACTGATTGTAGTGCTTTAGTGGCGGTTTGTGTAAATGCCGCAGGAGTAAATATATCAGGTGATATCTACACAGGTAATGAGGCTAAGGCTCTTTTACAAACTGGAGAATTTGAACTTTTATCCGCTCCTAAGTATCTTATGACTGATGAGTATTTAAAGCGAGGGGATATACTGCTTTATGAGTTCCACCACACAGCCATAGCGCTACAGGATGGTAGGAAGGCGGAGAAAACTAAACCTACACAGGTAGAGTATCCACTCGGTTGGAATGTCTCTAGCGATGGCCAGTGGTGGTATGCCGACACACCACAGAGTATTGTCGCAGGCAGGTGGGCATATATAAATGGTCGTTGGTACGTCTTTGACCAAAAAGGCTTTATGATTAGAGGCTGGGTTAAGCAGGGAGAAGACTGGTACTATATG